CCTTAATACCGGCCCTAACAATAGCAAGAGTATCAAATTCTTTTCCCGTGCGGGAATAGAAGGTAGCATCACCATTGCTATCAACAATAGCAACACATCTAGCACCATCAATTTTTCTGCTAACATACCACCCATCCTTCCAATCTACAAGTTTAGGCTCGTACTTATCTGCCAGAGCAACACTAAACTCTGGAATATGGTCAGGAATAGCCTTATTGATAATCTTATCACCAGCACGGGTTTTCAAATCTTTGTCGATAATACAATGGATAAGTTCTTCGTATTCGGAATAGTGTTCGATAAAACTATTCACAGCAGAGATAGCGTCATGTCCAGTAATCTTTCGACTCTTTAGAGCATCAAGCAAATCAAAGAAATTTTTGTATTCATTTTTTCTGGCTACAAGATGATTCTTCTTCTTGAGATTATCACTAGTAACATTGTATTGCCACAACGGATGATAGGTATAAAGCAAAATATTCTTGGTGAAAGATGCTGCGGCACTATTGTGTCCACAATAATCCAGAATAATACCTTCCTTATCCTTAGTGCTACTAGTGGCACGAAGATCACGAACCATTCCCATAACATAATTAAAATCGTGAATCATCCAAATAGTCTCCTGTGTTTAGCGTAGTATATCATACGCTATTCCTGTTGTCAAGTATCGTTATTCGTTTTCTGGAACTTGATCTTTTTCTTTAAAGTCATAGAAGAATAATTCTTCATGACTTTCACTCACCCATCTACTACCAGTATGTTCACAACTAAATTCTTGACTAAATACTTTCCAATCTGGTTTTTTATCAAATTTTTTACTTATAAAAGCACCGCCATCCATCCACAATACTCTATTATTTGGTTGAATAAAATATTGTCCATCACCCTCAAATACATGACCGCATTTATGACCAGCAGACATTTCTCCATATCCAGATTGATACTGTGGCCCTAAACACCAATCAATAGTAAATAAATATTTAACTTTATGTAATGTTTTATTTTTAAGTAGAACATTGGCCGCTCTGTTTTTAGAGTATTGATCAATTTTCACACTTGCATAATAACTCATACTATCCCATAATTGAATCCAATCTAAAGGATAGTCTGTGCCTCCAGATTCATTTACTCTTAAATAATGAATAGGCACTCTAGCGTGTTGACTGCCATATTCTGTCATTACAGAAAACAAACCACATCTTTGTGGTATGCTAGTAAAATTAAAAACTTCAACAGGAATTCTGTTAGCGTTAATATCTGGTGGTTTATTATAGAAAAAACTAGTATCTATATATGCTATAAAAACTGGAATATCTATATTTAGATAGTTACTCATTTTCAAATGTAACTAGAGATTCTTCTAGTTGCTGAATATTGATACTGAAATCAATATTATTTTTAGTTCTGGTATTATTTTGATGCGTTAATTCCATATGGCAGTTAGCACAGACAACTCTGCATTTTTTAATTTCTTTGATCAAATCCTCAACCTTTGTTGATTTATAATACATATTATACATACCACCACCAACTCCAACTTTATTTTTAGCATATCCATTTTTTATCAAATCAGACTTATCTGTATCTGGTAAGTGATCAAAACAAAGTGCTGATGGATGTTTATTATAGCCACAAATACAACAACCGACTGATATTTTGTAAATATCAACAGCGGCGTGTCTAAAATTTTGTATTTGTTTATTTGTTTTAGGCATAAAAGTGGAGGCGGGCAGAGTCGAACTGCCGTGCTGTGATATTTCTAATTACATTTTCTACAAGTTTATTTTATTCATAAATTTTAAGAAAGATTAAAGAACAAACAACATTCATCTTTCCGTACCAACTAATCTCAGGCTAGAACCCGTTGGCTATTCTAGCAGCCGAAGGATTTTACGACAATCTTTTGAACGCTACCTTCATCGCTTTCTAAGATTGTTGCTGCTATTTAATTAAGCAGCAAGGGCTAACTGATTTGTGCCAGTTAAAGCATTTAATCGACTTTTAAAGTGGCCGGTCGATTAACCACTACTTGCTAATACAATCTTCCATATCCAGTCGATACCATTACGCCCCCTTATATTAAGTTACACTATTTTGGTGGATCACAAGCATTAAAAAATGGATCATTTTCTAGTCTCTTAATTTCGTTTTGAATTTGTTGAAATTCTAATTGACTAGTTCCACAACGCCACAATACAGAATCGGATTCTAAATTAGACAACCTATCATAGAAATGAATATTAAATAATAGTGATACAAACAATAGACCAAATAAAAAAGAATAAACTGTTAAATGATTTGAACGATTTGTCATAAATCTCCTTGATATTATCAATGAATCGAATACTCCTGCTTGGAATCGAACCAAGTCCCCTTTCGGATTACCTTATAAGAGTAATTGCCAGGAACCACTGGCACAGGAGCGTATGATGTATTCTACACTATTGACAAGCCTGTGTCAATTCATTTGTTTTTGTAGTCTGTATAATTCTTCTTCATACTTTGTAATTTTATCGTACATATCCATACAACTTTTACAAAAGTCAGAGGATATATAATCTCTACATTCCGCTATCTGATCCTTTAGTTTTTTTATTCTTTCCTCTGGACTTAGTTCGTACATTTTTAGTCTCCTGCTTTTCGGGTTTACTCCAAAATACCATTTGATTTATTTCGTTATCCCAAGCACATTCAACCAAATCTTTTGCTGCAAGTTTAGCCAATCCAACATCGTGAATCCACAATGCCGCTTCTTCAAAAATCTTTTCATTAGTATCTTCATCAAGCAAAGGTCTATCTTCATCATCGTGACCAAGACAAAATTCTTCTACCAAATTGGTCATTTGTTTCAATGAAATATATTCGTCTAGATTTTCATTAGTATCTGAAGAAATACTTTGTGCCGCAGCATCACGCATTTGAATAGCATATCCATCAACATCAACAATTGCATAAACTTCAGACATAATGATCTCCAATATTTTATTTGATATACTTATTTACACCAGAACCAGAATCAATATCATTAATATGATCAATCGTATCTTGTACACAATACTGCCCTCTAGACAACCATCTATCATCGTCATGTAGTGCGGTCAATATTTGAGGAATCCAGTGTTGATAGGCCAAATCATATTCATTAGGAAAATACTCCTTTAGAATACGCTCCATATGAAATAAACTATTACTAATTTCATTTCTATGATCAATAAATTTAGCAAACTGATGTTTCTGTTCGTTATTCAACATCATACCTGAACTTCCTTTGGTTTAAGTTTAAGAAGTTTATGGGCAGTTTTCCAAACGCCAGTCTCTTTATTTTGAATATCTCCAGACATATAAATATGACAAAATCCCTGGTGCTTATCCAATCCCCATGCAAGAATACCATTAGCGTCAATAGAATCAACCACAAAACGTCCACGATAACCCATAGGAATAAATTCACCCTTACTCACAAAATATGGGCCGCCATTAACCTTGATTCTGTCACCTTTAACCAATTCTCTCCAGTTAAAATCACGAATAATTTTAGTATTTCGCTTCTCTTTGCTCTTAACCTTAAACACAAAAGGTGTATTGCATTTCTTACAAATATATGCTCGCGGCCCAGTAGACGATCCACAGTTGTCACAAGTTTTCTGACCCTTAGCCATGTTCTGTTCTCCTGTTAAAGTGATGCTCTAAGCATACCATAGCAATCGGCATTGTCAAGAGCGTTTCTTTAGTGGTTCTTCGATTTTTTTATCTTTGTCTGGAAAAATAGTGAGTTTGCCAGGATGATAATGACAAAAATAACTGCTATGAATACGTTTCTTAGTCAGATTATCTTCTTCAATTTCAATATATACATTAATACGATACCTATTCTCCCATACATTAATAATACGAGTCATAAGATAATGCTTAGGTTTTTCAACTTGCTTAAAAAGCAAACTTTCAATTTCAAGATCCATTAGCAGTCTCCGATTGATATGTGTCTATTTCAAATCCAATTTTTCCATCTGGCATTTCTATAAAATCTATAG